TTTCTCCGTATGGAGAGCACTACTCGGCTGCCTTCTTCTACAGTTACAATGTAGGGCAATTTTATTCCTGTCGGTTCACCATCAGCACCTATCTCTTCAAATCCCTCTAGGTCTAGATTCACGTGACACTCCAACAGTGTGTATACAGGTTCCTGTTTACCTGTCTTCTTTGTTCCGTCTAATTCTTTTTCTTTTTTATCAAGATCATTCTTTTCGACATGACCTGGTGGTCCTAATTCCACATCTCTGTAGAAACCGTTGACCTGTTGTTTTCTTAATTCGTTTTCTGATATTTTAATCGTGTGTATTACAGACTCCGCATCCTCGATGCTCGTTGCAGTGTATGGCACAACCAATTCATCTGCTGGCACAAATTTAGATACCGCTCTTCCCATCGGCACATCGTAATAAACTTTTTTGAATGTAGAACCTGCAAGTGGTAAATGAAATAGCATCGAGTCAAACTCTGCCTCGTACTCTTTCATCTGATCCATAATAAGATAATTCATGAAATCTTTTACACGTGTAGCCTGTTGCTCTGTCTGTGGATTCTTTACACCTATGACCTGTGTTCTTACCGGCCCATCAGCTGGTAGTAATTCTTTGTATGCCTGCGCCTGAAACTGTGTTACTGCCTCTGCAAGAACTGGGTGTGTTGCACCACTAGCTCCCTGAAACGGTTCTGTTCTATTCTCATATTTAAAACCAAGAAGATCTAATCCTGTGATGTAGGATTGCTCCCATTCTTTTCTGGAAGACTTATAGTCCATATAATTCTGTGTCATCTCAGAACCTATCGGTTCTAATACATCGTCTGGTAAAAGTTCTGCTAGATTATCAAAATGATTTTCTGTTCCTGGCACGTTGATCGCACCTGGTTCATAGTCTAATGTTACGCCACCATCTTCTTCTGGTATGACCTCGATCGGTCCTTTTTCTTCTACTGGTTCCTGAACGGCAACTTCTTGAATCTCCTCTTCCGAGGGAATCTCAAGTTTAGTTCTAGTGTTCGGGAGTCCTTTGTCTATTTCTGCCATTTAATACTCCTATAGTTTCTTAACACGTTTTAACAGACCTGGCAACCCTTGTGAGTTTGGTCCTGATTCTGGTGGTGGGCCTGATGGTACACCTGCCTCTTTTGCTATACCACCGCCTGCTGCCATAAAAGGATCAAAAGCTTGTGCCTCTCCTTGTCTTCTTAATTCTTGTCTTTGTTCTGGTGACATTGCTTGTAGTTCTTTTATTCTATCTCTACTAAATTTTGCTGCATCAATACCTAACCCTGCTGCAGTAATACCAAGTCCAACTGGTGTTGTTAATCTGGCAAATCTACCAAATGGAATAGCTAAATTTAAAAGTCTTTGAGCTGTTGGGTTTTTTGTAATCTTCGCAACATTTTCTTTAAACAAACCAGGAAAAGATAATTCTAAACCAACCAAAGGATCTACGACCGCATCAGCAATATTTTCTCCCTCTTGTACATTGCTTCTAATTTGATTTAAAGCAAAACCTGCCCCACCTGCTCTTGTGCCTAAAGGTCTTATACCTTTATCAAAAATACCTTTACCTATTTTTTTTAAAACACTTCTACCTTTTGGAGTTGTAGCCGCTGCTGCTGTTCCTAACGCTGTTGTTCCTGCCGCTGTCGTTCCAGGGTTTCGTAAAATAAAATTTTCCTCTCTCTCGACAGGTTGAACACCTATACTAGAATCAAGACCCGCGGTTAAAGGCAAACCTCCTGGTCCTGTGAAATCATCTTCTAAAGATGCGAGACGTGGAATTTTTCTCATTATTCTTTGTATGTTTTCAGGTGCTGCATTATTTATTTTTTGAAAAAGTTTTTTTTCATCAAACTCATTAAAACCTTGTTTCAAAGTATTGATTATTTGTTTGTAGACTGGGCTTTTAGGATTTAAAACATCATTACGTAATTCTGGAATAGTTCTTAAATCTTTTGGAATAATAAAAGAATATTTTTTAGTTTTAAAATTGTTATCAAAAGCTTTTTTATAAGTATCATTAAAGTTTGCATAGTTAGCAATTGTTTTACTTGGTGGATCTAAACTTACTCTTGGTAATCTAATTCTTTTAGCACCTCTAAGTCTTTGCGCATTAAGTTTGTTTTCAAACTCAGTTGCTTCTTTATTAAATTTACTCTTTGCTTGATTAATTTTAATTTTATTCTCTGTTGCAATAGCGTCCTGTAATTCTTTTTCAAGTGTAGATTTTCTAGCATCCCAACTCATTTTTGCTTTATTTTTTTCTACGCCAATTACTTGACCAAAAATACCATAAGGAGTAGTTAATCGTCTTGCAGAAGAAGTAACCCCTAATGCTTCATCAATATCGGCTAATCTACTTATAGATGCGTCTTTGTAAATATTTGATCCTCTTATATCACTTTTACTTAATCCAATACTTTTTTCGCCAACACTTTTACCTATTTTAAGTTCATCAATATCTCTTTGTGCATCAGTAAAAGGTAATTCATCATATATTTTTTTAGCATTTTTTTTAAACTTAGGAGTGATTCCTTTTACCGGATCGTCTCCTGTAAATGCTGCCGCTAATTGAGTTAACCTTACCGGAGCATTAGTTGTTGAACCTAATATTTCTCTTACTATATTTAAATCTTTTCTTAATTGTTTTTTATCTCTGTCTGGATTTTTAAAAATATCTATAATTCTAGGGTCATCTGCTAATTGTAATAACTCTTCATTAACTTTTTGTTTGTTTACTGGAATTCTATTAGGATCAACCGGTGGCTTACCATCTCTTACTCTTTCCTTTTCTTTTTCTGTTAACTCATTCCAATCCTTACCATATTCTTTTAATGAAAAAGGATTATATTTTTTTCTTACCCTATATGGAGTCATTGTATTTTTATCATACTTGCCGGAGGTAATATTGCTTCTTTGAGTAGCTGTTAACTCATCTTCTGTTTTACCAAACAGTAATATAGGTAATTTTTTTTGAGCTGATGTTAATTCTATTTTACGACCTTCTTTTTTTACCCCTTTTATAAGATTTACAAAATTAAAATCTTTATCTTTGAATTCTTGAAAAACTCGAGTAGCTGATCCCGAACCTTTTTTCATATTAAATTTTTTTATAAGCTCTTGTCTATTAATTGTTGCGCCTTTAGGTAAATTTTTTAAATACGCTCTTAAATCTCCTACTTTGGTTTCTTTAGAAAACCTTCCTTTACTACCATTATCAAACCCGATCCGTCCACCACGAGACATAGCTGGTCGTGTGAGATGTGCCATCATCTGTGAGTAATCTTTTGGAGTCATTATTCTCCTAACATTCTTGCGATACCGCCACCTGCTTTTTTAATTGATGGTGCATCCCCTGTAACCTCTTTTATAATTTCTTTCTTAGACAACTCGTCAATATCTGTTGCATCTGCTGCTGTACCATCTTGATCAAACTCAACTTTGTATTCTTCATACTCATCAGCTGGTGTGCCTTTTGTGGTTTCGTCAGCCTGACCTTTTCTAAATACCATTTCAGTTCTGTCCTCTATAACTTCATAACTTTCATCACCATAATTTCTTCCACCTAATTTATCTTTTTGAATCATTATATCACCTGTATCTAGTTCTTCTGTTAATAGATACTCATTACCATCTTTACCTGTGTACTGATATTCATTAACTCTTTCTCTGTAACTTGGAGTTCTTCTTTGTGTACCAAGTAATTTAATTTTAGACACAAGATCAAAAAAATATGATGGTGCTTGTGTTACGGTTTCTTTTGCAGTTTCAACCATAGGTGCTGCTTCTTTACCAAGTCCTAGTAATCCTGTCTTGAGTGCACCGATACCTGCACCTGTCATACCCATAAGTTTTAAAAATGCACGCTTTGTCATACCAGCTTTTAAACCAATACGACCGCCGTCTGCTCTTCCAGGTCTTGTTTGATATTCTATTTGTAATAGTTCATTTAGTGTTTCATCTCCTTTTAATTTTCTATTTAAAATAAATTCTGCTCTATCGTAATCAATAACTCTTTTGTCGCCAACTTTTTTAGTAAATCTTTCAAACAAATTACCTGCTTTTAATATTTCTGGAGTCTCATCATATAAACCTAATTCTTGAGTTCTTCTTATTTTACGTAACTCATTTGCTGGAATATTTTCCATGTCCTCTATTGTAATAGGTCCTGTTTTTTCAGAAAAAACAGATGTAGGTACATCATCTTTGCTTCTAAACATTTTTTTAGATTCACCTTTTAATAGTTCTAAAAATCTTTTACCAAGTCCTGTTTTAAACCCTGCACGTCCACCTTGTGCCATGTCTTCTGGATCATCTTTTGGTTTTTTCATACCTTTGAATCTTTGTTTCGATAAACCTGTGTACGCTTGATCATACAAATCTAATCTTTCTTTTGTTGGAAGGTCATCATACACCTTTCCCATTCGTTCCGCTAGATCCTCTGCAACGAGTTCTGCATCAACTTTTCTGTCACCAGAGAATCCTGGTGATGTATTGTCGATTGCTTCATCTATCATTGTTTTATTTTGTGAAATAAATTTATCAGCTTGTCTACCACCCATGATACCTTTAGATGTATCAATGGGACTACCTTCTAGATCGACAACTTTATTCATGTCTTTAAATCTTTGAACTGCTTCTTGTTGGATTTTTATCTTCTCTAGACCATCTGGATCACGGCCCATCATTTTTGCGAAACCTCTGGTCAGTTGACCGATGATTTCTGCCACTGTCATTCCAAATCTTATTGCCATTAATAATAGTTCCTTTTACGTTGCTCGACCTTCTCGTCGATATAATCTTCAGGGTGTCCGATCAGACCGCCCTG